GGTGTCAATTGAATCAGGGAATCACTTAGCATTATTAGCAGGTGATGGTCGTATTGATGATGCGGCTTTTATTAAAGATAACGCGGCTGAACAAGTGCCGGATTTTGATTTTACAATTTTAACAAACAGTAAAGGTGAAAAAATGGCAGAAGATAATTTATTGCCGCCAGAACAAAGCCAGCCGCCGATTGATGATGATTCAATGTATGCGACTAAAGATGAACTAGCCCGTGTTGAAGGTTTGGTTAATCAGATTTTAGAAAAAATCGCTACAGCAGAAGGCAAGCAAGCAGCTACACCACCAGTCGCACCGTCTGCTGGTTCAGCATCAACAGGTATCGTGCCTTCCACATTCCCGATAAACTTATGTTCAATGCGGATAGGTGAGCCGTTAAATAATTCAACAGCCGCTGCTAATACTTCAGGACTGCGCAAAACACGATACGGCGCGGCGCGGGGCGGCAGGTTTATTTCTTGACCATAGTATGTATAAACCCCTGTTTTCGATACGGGGTTGTGGTCAATTCTTAAATAGCCGTTTTCATCAATATAGCGTTCTGTCATGTTATCCGTGCCTTTTATAAGCTTCTTTTGGTATTTTACGCTTGTTAGACTTATTAATAAGAGTATGGTAGTATTTACCGACACAATGGCGGTTTTAATAATTATGAATCAAATAGAATTTATACAGGCTGGTAAAAAAATAACTGGCTTTGATTATGGGTATCAAAAACCGTTTGCTTTTATTTTGGGGGTGTCATTAAGAAGTATAGAAAGGTATGCGTCCGGTGATTTATCGCCGCCGTTACCTGTTCAGAAATTAATCGAGGAGTTGTTGAAGAAATAAATATCAGACAAACTTATCCCCAATCTTAAACACTACCCGCATAATACAACGGCAGTTTACAGCCTCGGCGGGGTATCCTTTTACATCTTTACCTTTTGATTTGTAGATAACAGGAGGGTCATCAAAACTATAAATCTTTCCGTTCATTTCCATGTGGTCATGCCGAGGGTCAGGACTCCCTCCCGAATGCACCCACATAAAATCAGTAGCACCCGCTTTAGTTACCCGCATAGTGTTAGCGGATTGATAGGCTTTTCTCGTTTGATCTAATGCCCTGTTATACGCATAATTGCGGTGGAAAGTATGCGGGTGATAATCTGAGTTAGTAAAAGTCTGAAAGTAAGGCACTAAATCCGCCATGCCTCGCCCTTGCACAATGCTTTTTATTACCGCGTCTTGTACTTCGCTAAAAAACTCAGTTGGAATGGTTTTAAACAGATTTACGTTTTTGGTAATTTCAGCTTCAAATAGCGGTCTTAAAGCACCTTCCATCAAAAAACTTGGATTGATTAACAGCTCTTTGCTAATATCTTTCAGGCTGGCATTTACAGCAATAGAACTTGCTTTATCAATCCCTAATAGCATCCGACTTGCTAACAGTGGAATTTCAGATAAAAACTTGTTTTCCCATTTCTTTAAAAGCACATTTAGCAACCGCTGAACACGGTCTAAAAATGGGCTGTCCGCAGTGCCTTTAGTTTGTGCTATCAACTCAATAGCACAATCCCTAATCATTTCATCCATAAGCGATTGAACAGCAAGCGCGTACTCTTTTCCCTGATACTTAGGGAAAATAAGCGGTTTACCGATTAGATAAGTTTTGCCGTCAATTTTTTTTGTGGTCATAAAAAAGTGCAAAATAACTAAAAGTATAGCACTTTTTTTCAGGCAATAAAAAACCCGCTTTGATGCTATCGCGGCGGGTGTCTTTTTAGCCCTTTAGGGTTGGCTTAAACCGTGTGTATTTTAGCATTATTTAGGCAAAACATTAACATCAAACTCGTATTTGTTATCAAGCCCACGCTTTTTATATTCAGCTAAAATTTTATTCTCTAAATCTTTGCTTGCTGACTGCCCTATTTTATATCTTTGATTGCTTGGCACTTTAGCGGCAATATCCTTGGTTGATTGCATTGATTGTGCCGCGCGGTTATACATTAAAGCCCTAGCCAAATCATCATCGCTTAATTTTTCAGCATTCCAGCCTTTACTAGCATGTTCAAAAACAGTGCTTAAAGACGGCGTTCTGGTAATTGATAGTTTTTTAGGCTTCTCACCCGTCACACTCTCACTAACCGCTTCTTTATCACCATACTCCTCAGCCAGTGCTTTTAAGCCTGAGAGGGCGGGGTTGGGTGGTTCGGTCTGTGAAAACCCCCATTCTGCATAAGGCTCAAAATCTTTAGCAAACATGCCACCTTTTGCTTTTAAAATATCCTTTATTTTATTGCCTTCGCGTATCTCTAAAATATAACTATCTGCTGCTTTTTTTGCACCTTCAAAAGTCTTATATACTTTTTCCTTAAAGGAAAAGTGATTTCTTAAAGAGAATGTGCCGTTTTTTTCTTTTGTTATTATAGAAACATGATTCGCTTTGTTTTTTAACTTTAGGTCTCTAAGCGCATTAGATAAATGCGCTTGATTTTGAGCAGCAGATAATGATTGATACTCATCTTTTGTTTTGGCTTTATTTATTGACCCATAATCATAAAAATCACGCATATATTTATCATATTCTGCCATCTCCCCCTGCTTTGTATCCGCTTCTTGTGCTTGGGGTGCGGGTGGTTGGGTTGGTTGGGGTTGGGTGTGTCCAAACTTTGCATCCAATTCTTTTAACAGTTGCTCTCTTATTTCTTGATTTTTTTTGCTTTTTTCAGGGTCAATTATTGCAAGTCGGTCTTTCAATAACTGTCTTTTTTCAAATTCTAGATCACCACGTCTATATGTTTTTGGATTGTTTTTTAGTGTTTTTTCTATTGCTGATATTCTTTCGTTTATCACCTTTATACTAGCTGATTTTTCTTGTTCTGCTTTTACTAATTCTGGAGGTTTTTCCTCAAATAATCCCTCTGTTGCTGCTTCTTTTACCAGCTTAGATAATGCCTCTCTACCGTACTTTCTGGCGTAAGGGCTGGTTAGCTCTATCGTGTTTTCATTATTTATCCCGTACTTCGCTATAGCTTGCTTTATAGCAATCACTTCTTCGCTTTCTTGTGGTTTAACCACATCCCTCAAATGCCCCTCTGGAATATCACCTGTTAGCGCATCATCTAAATGGGTGTTTTTATCCCTAAACGGACTTGTAATTGCGTAATTAGCCATCTTTTCAGCTTCTTTTTTACTCATGCCTAATTTATCAACTAGCGTTTTTACCTTGTCATCGTGCTTTAATTTATGCCAATCGCTGTCATCTTGCTGAATTTGTACGTCACTTGGTAAAGTGCCATCTTTCTCATATTCCCTAGCAAACGCCGCACTTGACCATTCCCGCGACTTCTTAGTATCACCTTCTTTTTTACCCCAGCCAGCGCGTAAATATTCAGCCTTTTCACCACCGTGCTTCTCATAACCCGCCTGAGCGATTTTTTCGACTGTTTCTATGTGTTTAGAAACATCTTTACTACCCGCCGGAACGCTAAACTTTTTATCTTTTAACTCCCCGCCAGCACCAGCTACCACGTCACCATTGCCATTGATTAAAATGTGGCTACCGTGTTCTGTGGTTATCCAATGCCTTGACTTGCTAGGGTCGGGCGCAGCATCGCCAACTAAGGCTAAATGTAACGGTTTTTCAGCAAAATCTGAATTACTAAACGGTGCTTTACGATTGCCATGTTTTAACCATAAATCGAAAATATGCGGCGTGACTTCGCTAATTGCACCCAAGCCTTGCCAGTTGGGTTCATAATTCGATAGATAGGCAAGTGCAGCGTCCACCGTATCAAGGTTCGCACCTGCTACAATTTTGTGTTCGTCAAATTCGCCAGTGTGCGGGTTTATCTGGTCAATGATGTAATAGTTCATGGCTTATCCTGATATAAATTTTCAATAGCTTTTTTAAGACAAGTTTCGCATATAAAAACAGAGATTTTATTATCTAAAGAATCATAATAAGACTCGCTAAATTCTGTTAGTTGTTCAAAATCACTAGAGCCGCACTCGTAACATTCAAAATCATCTAGGCATTCGGATTTTAGCACTAATTTCACGGTTGTTTTCCTGTAAGGTTGCCCACTGGTTAGAGTGGGCGGTAAATATTAGATTTCAGCGGCTATTTGTTTTAGGTGTTCCCAGTCACGAATAAAACCGCGTTTTAAATAATCAATCAAACGATGCTCTAAATCATACCGCGAATGAATTTGAGCAACTGTAGCAGAATCCCAACAACCAGCCTCAGAACCAGCACCCATTAACTTCTCTCTGATGATTTTAGCAATGTTGATATAAAGCCCTTGATTGCTTGATTTGCCCTCTCTTCCTGACAAGTATAAATCAATTGCAGCGTTTAGATTTTTAAACTCAGTGCCACCTAACTCTCTAAACTCTAAAAGCTTTCCTTCAATGAATTTATTGATAACTTCATAATGAAATTCTGGTGACATTTGTTCAGCAACATAAATGGCAATAATCACATGAGCCATTGTGCGCTTTTGATTGCCCTTGCCAGTCGTGAATAAAATCTCTTTATCAGTGTTTTTTGACTGAGCTACTTTTAAAAACTCATTAAACCCTACCGACTCCACAATAGATTGCAATGTTTTTAAACTAAACCCTTTTGTGGCTCTCCACTGATTACCTGCTCTTACCAAGTCGGTAAGGCTTACAAGATTGCCGTCTGTTTCTGCTCTGACATTATTGCCAAAAAAATCAACTTGGATAACATAATTACTCATAATTTTCCCCTGTTACTTTAAAAGATTCTTATTGTATAACAGCTATACAATAAAATCAATCTAAAGTTTCAAGTTTTTATTTGTATAAATAATTAACAAATAAATTACAAGTTATTTAAGTTAAATTTACTTTAATCCACAATAAAAACATCAATATAATCATCATCCGCCCCAGTATACCCCTGCAATTCGCCATAGTGACAAGTCAAAACCTGTTCGCCACTTCGCCCGTTCTGGTCTGTCCAGTGCCTTACACTTCCCGCAGGGTTTTCGATTAGTACGCTGTAGCCGTTTAGGTTGATTATGTCGCCTGATTGGATGGGGCGGTTTATATAATCATCATGGCTATGGAATTGTTTATCAAAAACACCTAAAAAACTACTGCTTTTGTCATCTTTCGTATCAGATTGGTTAAATTCTTTGGCTACCGATTGCGGAATATCTACCTTTTTAGCAAATTCAGGATTGTGAGCCGCAGCAGCCATAAATCGCGCTTGTTCTGGGCTTGTGCTTTTGTCGGCGGTTTGCACTGGATTAGCAAACATCGAAAAATCTAAACCCTCCAGCGGATTACCGCCTAATTCAGCTTGCATTAAATCAATCCCTGCATAACCGCTGTCTTTATCCTTAGAAAGTCTTTCGGCAGCTTTGTCAGGTGCGATAATCTGAGAGCTAACCAATTGAACATCGTTAGCAATCCGTTTGCCTTGAATATCTGCTAATTCACTTTCTGTCAATGCCCCGCATTTATTCCATTCGATAGTGATATTTTCGTGGTCAAGCCCGTTGGTCACCAGAATAGCCTTATTGTGAAATTCAATAAGCGGATTAACCTTGACCTGCAAAGTGCTTAAATTGCTTGAATTATAAATCCTATCTTCAGCTTCACCACTAGCCGCAAACCCTGTTAATTGAGTCATCATAAAACGGTTGTTTGGGATTTTAGCCACTGCTGCGACTATCTCATAGTACTTCGCGAATAAATCTTCTACCCCTTGTAAACTTCTTTCAATGTTTTGGTAGTCCTCATCATTGCTGATAAACAACTGTCTAAACTGCCCTGTCATTCGTGCAAAAAAACTCATCTTTTGCTCAAATTCAGCTTGATTAAGAATTGCCGCCGCCGTGTCGCCTTTACGAACTGTTAAGTTTTTCGTGAAAAGAATTTGTAAGCTTTCATTCGAGGCTTGAATCGCTTGGTAAACGTGTTCATAGCACTCCTGAATCAGCGAAACCCCACCTCCTAAATATGCAGGTAATTGATTAGCCGGCACTTCACAATGATGGATTATCCGAACCCATGAATGATGATACTTTTGATTAGCCGCTTTCCAGTAATTAACCTGTCTAAACCGCATAGGGTCGTTCATTTCAAATTGAACAGGTATGCAATACTGCGGCGATAACATAAAAAAACCTTTGTATTTATGGCTTTTCAGCGTTTCCCAATTGATTGGATTTTCGTAGTGTTCGCGGGTTAACCCTTCAAATTGAAAAATACAAACTCGAATACCATAAACACGGGAATAATAAAGCGCGTCTTCTAGTTTTTTAGGTAAATTGAACTCTTTATTAAAAGCAGCTATTGCCTTTAAATGCGTGTCCGGTACTTGTTCCTGCCCTTCTGCCACCAGTTCATACCCATTTCTTAAGCAATCCTGAACAGGCATCAAACAAGCGCGGTTAATCGCCCAGTACTTGATAAATTCCTCTTGAATCTGCGGCGTTAGTCGGTAATTGGCACGAGCGAAATAACGCAGTATGTCAATGTTTAATACGCCGCTTTCGTCTGTTACGTCCGGCGAATCATCACCGACAAAAGCAGGGTTAAAAGTTTCGTTTAATGCCTTTTCGAGTTCCGAATCATAAGCTACAGGCATCATTATTTTTTCAATAACTTCGCCAATTATGTCGGGTTGTTTTTTGGTTTTTTTGAAGATGTTGAACATTAGAATGAGCCTGTTTTTTTGGTTATTTTGTCTGTAAGTGCGTACCGCCCCGCATCCCAACAATGATTGTGCTTATCAATTATATCAGTTGTAATACGTCCCGTGCGGTTATCAATCTTGTACTGGTAGTTACGCGCTTCTTTCGCTGTTTCCTTACATCGCGGGTGTATGTAAATCATTTTGTAAGCACCGCGTAAATGCGCTATACCGTCTTGAACACTACCAGCCCACTTATTGCATGGCTTAATGTTGTAACCCATACGGCGGATATGGCTTATTGTTTCAGGGCGTGAATTATCAGCGTAAATAACGCCAGTTTTTGAGCCTTCAATTTGAGAATAAAAGCGGTCAAAATCATTCAGCTCAATCCCTTGACCGTAAGCCTCGTGACTAATCCACAAACAGCCGTCTTTTATCCAACACTTAATCAGTGTGCTAGGGTCTTGACTAAATCCAAAATCTGCACCCAGATAAAACTGACCAAACGAATAATCCGGTTCAAACTCTTTAATTTCCCATTTACCGCTTAGAATTTGCGCATCGTGAACAACTAAATATTCTCCCTCCCAGACGTGATAATAAGTCGCTGGGTCGTTTTCTAAATGCCTTAGCCGCTCACGGTTTAATACTTCTGGGAACCAAGGATTATCACGCCAGTTTATTTCAATGGTTTTTATTTTAGGATCGTCTGAATTTCTAAAGCGTGTTTCAACCTCGCTTTCTTCGTTCTCAGGATTCCACGTTACCCATAATTGACTGCTAAAGTCTTTTGCCTCGGTGCGTAGTGTTGGAATTAATTTAGACCACGCCTTGTGGCTTACCCCTTCGGCTTCATCTACCCAACAGATTAAAATACGGCTTGTTGACTTGATGCTGTTTAAGTTCCTATCCATACCGCGAAAGATAAAGCGAATTTTACGGCATTTTGTTCTGATATACTTTTCGCCTACGTCAAAGTTTTCGCGTAAAACATCATCATTAGCAATCGCTTCTTTAAGTTCCTGCATAGAAGAATCATCAAGCGATACCATAAATTCACGGCAACACAGTATCACGCCTGTTATTCCACGTCCGGCAAACTCTAAAGCCTTAAAGCATAACATTGTGGCAAACGTGCGGGTTTTTGCGCTGCCACGTCCGCCATGCGCCCCGATAACGTCATACTGTTCATTAGTGACAAACAGCGGCGTTAATAACTCAGGTATTTGAATTTGATGCTTTAACACCAACTATCTCCAGCCTAATTGATTTATTGCTTTCGCCGTCATCTGATAAATCTTTCCCGTCTAATAACCCCAATAACTTAGCCTTACCTAGTGCCGCCTGAACCGCCGCCGCTGGTTGTGGCTTTTCCAGCTCAAGCGCAATGTTAAAAGCCTCGTCTAAATCTTCTATAATGTCATCAATAGTAATATCAATAGACTTTTTTAACGGTCGTCTGTATCGCTGGCTTTCTTTTTTAAAATCATCTTCTGAAATTTTAGGCAACAAAATCCCTGCGCTCTCGAAACTTTCTTGACCGTGCGCATCGCCTTCGTTAATGTTATCCTTGTCGCCATTTTTAGCCATACCGCAATTTTATTTATTTTCCCGCCACGCCTGCAAGCAGCCTTTAGCTGAAAAGGTTTTAGCCACCCGTCGCGCTGTTTCAAAACCTGCTAAAAAAGCCGCGTCTAAATCGCCCTGATTTACTGTTGCGCTCTTATCGCGTCTAACCCATTTTCTGTTAAACGGATTAGATTCGCCAGTGGCAATGAATCTACCTTTATTATCTCTTTGTCTGGTCATAAGTCATTTACTAGGTCTTGATCAACGTACTTTAGGATAAATTCAATTGCCTCACTTAGCTCTTTAGGCTTCGAGGCTTCACATTCACAGTCTGGTTTATGGCACTTTCTGTAATGTTGATGGGCTTTTAAAATGTCGTAGGCTTGCGGTAAGTTCATCTTTTCCCCTGCCGTGCGTGTATCTGCTCGTGATGCTTATGACAAAGCGTCATCAGCTCTTTGAATCGCTCATTGCCTAAATTTTTATAGCTCAAATGGTGAACCTCAAGATGCGTTTTCGCCCCGCACTTAAACCGACCAACTCGAAACCGACAACAAAAACCATCCATTTTAAGCCGCTTAAGCCGTTTTCGCTGCCATGCCTCGCTTTTAATGTAAGTATGATAGTTTACTTTTTTCTTTTGCATACCACAATTTTACACTATACAAAAGTAAAAGGCATAAAAAAACCGCTAACCCAATTAAGAATCAGCGGTTTTTATGTTATGGCATGAAGCCTGAATATTCTTAACCAAAAGCAGTATTGCGCAACTCTGTAAAGTCTTTTTTGCCGCCAAATAGCAAGGCGTAACTTTTATCAGTCACTTTATCAGCCCACGCCGACATTGCAACCATTACACGACTCGCCAGTCGCCACAGATTGACCTGTCGGAACATTTCAAACGCCGATGCGCGATAACCAGAATCAAAAATAAAATCTTTAGCCATCGCGAAAAAAGCGACAATTAAGCCGATAATTAACAGTGGCACATAAAACGGCAATTTTTTTAACATAAATAAATACCTCGAAGTAATTTTTTTTAAACAATTTCGCCCGTGCGTTGTTGTGGGCTAGTCACGGTTATCCTTTCGTGTCTTTGGTATTGAAAAGGATACTCAGAAATTTCATTTTCTATTGTTTTGCGCATTTTGTCAACTACCGCTCTATACAAGCCCCTGAACTACTACCATCCGCATTGGTTGTTGAATGGCACTCAATTCTACTATTTGAGCAAGAAAGCAGCATCATTGTCATTATCGTTATAAGTATTTTATTTAATTTCATAATCCGAACCTCTACGCTTCACGCCAATATCAATATCGTGTTGCCGTCTTTCTTCTTGCACTTGATTAAAAACAATATCTTTCTTCAGTTCCTCTTTTGTTCGCCACTGGAATTCATAATACATCGTCACAAGCTTTGCTAATCCAAGCAAAAGCGCAAGAGCTACGTTTATCGGTATCGCCCAGTCGGTTAAAAACACTCTAACCTGCTCCGTCAAATCGCCATACTGCGCAATAACCGCACCGCTTGAGCCAGTGGCTATTGATCCGGCAGTTGCTTTTGTGAGCAATGCGTCCGTATGATGTATAATTTCTTGATGATTCATTCCGGGCTTCATGTATGCGTTATTTACTGATTGTTTTGCTTATAATACCTTCTTTATGCAAAGGATATGCTGCTATTTCTTTTGATACAGATAACAAGTCAAGCGCGTATGCTGTGAATTTTAGCACAGAGAAAGAGGCTATAGATAAAATAAAATTAGAGTGTCTAAGTTGCCAGAAAATATACACCTTTAAAAAATCTTGTGCGGCAATTGCTAAAGGCTATGGCGGGTACGGGGTCGGAATTGCAAAAACTGAATTCCTTTCAAAAGCAAAAGCAATAGCTGAATGCGAAAAGTATGCCAGCTATTGCTATGTTATTGTGTGGGCGTGTGACTGATTATTTTTCCTTCCATTTTTTAACGCCAACCGATTTAACGCGGCTTTGTTTTTTTAAGCCAAACTCACCCAATAATTTAGATGTTGCAACCGAACATTCGTGATTGCGTATGTCGGTATCTTGATGTTGCAAGATATTTAATGCAGTGCTGATTTGCCGCGCGGCGATTGCAAGTGTGCGCTCCAGTTCGGCTATTTTTTCTTCGTTGTTAATCACTATCACCACCACGCATAACATCAAAATACACCAATCCGCTTGCCCTGCCTTCAAAATAAGACAGGTTATTCAACGACAACCCTAAATGCTCAGTGTTTAAAATTGGAGCATGACCTGACTTATGCCGCCATAAACCCAACTCTTTTGACCATCCTGTATTGGCTAAATACCTTTCAAGCGAGATTTTATCTAGTTCTTTTTGTTCTGGAAAAAGAACAGTGACTATTTCTGTTTTGTTTTCGTTCATGTTATTAATTCCTATTTATTTTTAGTATTACAACAAAAGAATCAACTCTCTAAGAGAGTCAAAGAATTTTACATTATCATCGCCAATCGGTTTTTTAGTGACTGAATCAAAAGCAGACTGAACCATTACAGCCTGATTTTTAGTTGTTACCCCAACCATTACAAAAGTCTTTAATATCGCACCTGTCTTGTGAACCGTCTTAACGTAAAAGTCAGTATCTGTGCCGTCTTGCGTTTCTAGCACCCAACCACCGCGATTTTTAAAATATCCGAGTATTTCGGCTTCTAACTT